CACACCCACAGCAACGGTATTTGTGGAATGGCGTCTCTGAGGGAATGTGGTCAAGTCAAGAATGGTATGACTATTGTGAGAGAGAACTTGGTTGTGCTCAATTGTTAAAGCATCATCCTGATGCAAAGGGACAGCAATCACTTGAGGGATTCTTTAGATAATGTGCGCCATTGTAGGAGCAATCCTTCTTGCCCCCTCGAAAGAGGATCTATTACTGCTACATCGTGTATTTCACGAGTCTAAGATTCGAGGTCTACATGCAACTGGAGTGGCGTACATTAAGAATGATGATGTTCATATTATTAAGAAACCTGTTCCAGCTGATGAGTTTCCATATGACTTCTCCTCATATGTCAATGAAGATGGTAACTTGTATTTAATTGGGCATTGCCGCTATTCAACATCTGATTTACAATACAATCAGCCTATTGGTAACAATGGTCACGCCATTGTTCACAATGGTGTGATTACTCAAGAACTCCCAGAGAAGTGGAAAGAGCTTTACGGATATGATTGTGAAACTAAAAACGATAGTGAATTAATTCAACATTCCAATGACCCGCTTGCAGAATTTAGTCGTATGTCCATGGCTGTGTGTGAGTTGACTTCACGACCCAAAGAACTTGTCGCCTATCGTAATGGTAAACGACCTTTATATTTGACTTCTTTAGTGAATGGAGTTTTAATTACTTCTACTGCAGATATTCCTAAACGAGCAGGTGTCAGAATTCCTGCGGTTAAAGTCCCAATGAATAACTACATTACATTTGGTGAGAATATGGTAATGACTGTTGATGTTGTTGCCACTGATAGGAAAGATTTACAGCATGTATGATAAATCTACATTTACGTATGGTATGGAAATAGAGTGGGGTGATATAGATCGTCGCCTGACTCCACCAGAGAATCTTGGTAAGTGGGAGTATGCAGAGACTGACATTGTAAACATCCATGAGCCTTTTAAGTATGTCGCATGCGATCCTCTTGGTAAAGAGCCTTACATGGGTGGTGAGATCAACACCATGCCAACTGCTACTTGGCAACAACAAGTAGATCGTGTGATGGAATTGCATCAGTTTTTTGTTGAGAGTGGTAACCAACCATCTGCTTCTTGTGTTAATCACGGGCACTTACATGTATTTGTTCCGGGACTTAAAGGTGGTGTAGCTTCTTTAAAAAAACTAATTACATATATTAAAGCTAATCAAACTGATACCATTGAGGCGTGTTATGGGTTCTATGAAACCGATCAAATGAAGACAGCCAAAGGCGCTAAGATGTATCTCAAGTACGACGGCGGACGAAAAATGCCAGAATATATGTGTGACAATATTATCAATCTGGCAACAGACTTTGAACACTTTATCAAATTGCATGCTGCAGGTAAAGACGGTGTATCAATGGGTCGTCCATTTCGTTATGCAATCAATACTTACTGTATGAAGCATACTGGTACAATCGAGTTTCGCTGTTTCCGTTCAACCACAAAGCGCGAGGAAATAGAAGCTCAGTTTCGCTTTGTAGAAAAGTTTATTGATGCAGCATTGAATGATGGACCCAGTGTCAAGGAAATCCTAGCTGCAGACACCTACACGTTCCCACCATTCGTTTGGAATCTGAACGAATACGTTGGGTGGGAAAAGACTAAGTGGGATAAAGACCGTGGAAAAAAACACCGTGAATACCATGAGGTTGTGTAAGTGTACCAGAGATGAGTTTATCGCAGCCATCTCAACAAATAAAGAAGACAACTTTGCTAAGACTTTCGTTGCCAAAGCAGACATGCTAAGGCAATGGGAGTTTTGTATTGGCGCATTCGATGGCGATGAGTTGACTGCTGCAATTATTACCACACTATCAAAGACCAAACCCCACGTTGCAAACTTACAACTCTTACATACGTTTGCAAAACATAGAGGTAAAGGTTTTGCCAGAATCCTCTGCGAAGATTCGTTAAAACGAGCGAGAGCGACTGGGGCCACTTACTTCAGGGTTTCCTCTGAGAAGAATGCCGTGGGTTTCTATGAGCGTCTTGGGTTCAAGTTTTGGGGGGCACAAAAAAGTGGATGCCAGCTATCCATTTTCAGGATCGGGGGAGATACCTACGGAGAGGGTGACTACGATTATTTCGATACGGTTATTTATAAAGCGATCAACCGAAAAGGTAAGGGAGGCTGTACGACCCTCTATGAGCTTGCAAACAGCCAAATAGGGGTCAATTTAGATGGGGTTGAGTCAAAAATTCCTTATGATATCAACGGGTTATAAAGCAAGATTTCTGTTGACTTCTAGCTTGGACTAGCCCATAATATAGCCATCCTTGAAAAGGGGAAGAGGGAGACAGAAGAGATGCGGAAACCAAAAAAGGAGAATCCAATGACTAATGCGAAGAGTATGAGGGAGACAGAAGAAATGTGGAAACCAAAAAAGGAGAATCCAATGATTATGAAACGGTCTGTATATATTGAGAAATGTCGTAAAGCTGCGAATGATATGAAAAAAAGTCGTCCAAAACCCGAAAATCTTGAGAATCTTGAACTTGATCATATTGTTCCAATTAATTATGGATATGAGCATAATTTCCCATGGGAGATTATTTCATTGCCGGAAAATTTAGATTGGATACCTAGAGACGAGAATCGTTCAAAGTCTGCAAGTCTAACACCCCAAGGTCTAAAACTTATCAATAAATGGCGGGATGATGGGTTGATCGTCACACCTATTGCTCTACAATCTCAAAATGAATCCGCAGACTCTTTATTCGATAATATAAGAGAAAGTCTTAAAAACGATACAATTACATCGTGTATGATTCCCACAAATGTAGCCGTCAAGATACCACCAGTATGGTGCCAACGTGATGAAACACTCCGTTACTCGAAAACCAGAAATGCTATGGGTAGAGTTCCTCTCGATACCCATAAAGTGATGATGTTTTTCCTTTTCCCTGATGGGCAATTCTACCGTGGAGATGGTAATACGCGATCATACATTTGGGCAAATAACCTTCAATTTCCAGACTATGAAGTGCCCAAGAACATTTTGGGAATCTTTATTAAAGTGGATGATGAAAAACACGCAGAACAACTATATCACTCTATTGATTCAAAAATAACAGCTGAAACTTTTGCAGAGAAATTGAGCGGATATATGCGCGCCAAAGGTTATGCGCATCGTCTCCCCTTAAAATGGAAGAAGGGTGAAAGTGTTTATGATATAGCAGTAGTTGCATTGGATAACTATGTACATCCAGGTGACAGTGAATGCGTAACTCTTGAGTGGGGTCGAAACGAAGCCGAACGTGCAGCACAGACAAGCGAGAAATTGAATTATATCATTGAAGAGTTGGTCGTTCTTGGTAAGCTTTTCCCCCATACGTATATACCAAAACAATTGACTTCGCCATTAATTGGAATGTTTATTAAGTATATGATGAAATATAAAGATGATAAAATCTATGATAAAATGTTTAGAGGTATTAAATTTTTAATTAATCATATTACCGGTGGGCAGTATGCTCCATGGTATCGTATTCACAATGATTTTGATGAACCAGAATTAAATAATCTTTTAATAATGGTGGATGAACTCCAAACAACTGCTGATATCTCGAAAAAGGTAAACCCCCGCACTAACCTGCAAACGAGAGCGATTTTATCAGATGGTCCCACTCAAACGACTAGAAATATTCAAGATAGAAGGATGTACTGTGGATGGATTGCGTATTGTTTCGATAAGTACCTTGCTGGTGAAGTAATGAATGAGGATATTATTTTTGATGTTACTGCTGTACCTATGATTGCAGAAATTAAACATTCAAATGCACTAAACGCAAAAACAGAGGCGCAATCATTGATGGTGAAGAAGTACGATAAATTTTGGGAAAATGGATTATAGACAGAAACAAAATAATAGAGAGGCGTTCATTCGCTGGTATGCATGGTCGTTGAAGTATGATGACTGCGATCCAGCGGTGTGGGTCACGAACTATCTCAACACACGATTTGAACATAACGATGAGCAACGTCTTTGGTTGTGTTGGCTTTATGGCAACACGTATCAACTATCAACTGCTTGGGTTTTGATGAACGAGTTTCCTGACTGTGAGTTGGCAACAGTAGATCGTATGAAGCAATGGAATGCTACTAATTACAAACGTCTTCGTTACCAAACTGACACGAAATGGAACAAGGGTCATCTCCCGGCTATGTTTGAATCGTATCAGAAATTTGTCGGCAATCGAACACAACGTGAAGCGATAGAGAGTTATTATGGAGGATCAGAGGAAACCAGCTTTGATAAATTATGGAGTGGCGTTAAAGGGAGTCTCTATAAGTTTGGTCGTTACAATACTTGGTTTTATCTTCAGCATCTTAAGCACACCGCTAGTATTCGGATCAATCCCACTTCTCTTATGTTGTGCGATTATAATGGTTCCCGCTCTCATCGTAATGGGTTGCTTTATACTCTCGGCAAATATGATGATGTGGACAGAAAACTCACTGCTGTACAGTACCAAAATCTTGAAAGACACGCTGCCGAAATCTTACTGGAAATGAAAGAAAGATTCCCCAAACTAGCAAGTCAGGTTGACTTCTTTACCATGGAGACTTGCCTGTGTTCTTTCAAGAAGATTTTCCGTGAACATCATGGACGTTATCTTGGGTACTATCTAGATCGTCAAGCTGCAGAGATTACCAAAGCTGAGAAAGATGGGTGGTATGGTATTGATTGGAATGTTCTATGGCAGTCAAGAAACGAGACAATTGATCAGAAACTAGATCATAGAAGAGGTATTAATAAAAATAGATTCAGTTCTTTCTTGAGGACTGGTAAGATTGAAAACTTAGACTGGATGTTTGATGATGAAAGACCTGTGTCTGAGGGCTTGTTGGAGCACTTTGTATGATTGCGAATTCTATTACAGCATCTAGTACAGATACCATTACCGTTTCTGCGGCGCGTAAATTAGTTGCCGTTGGTGGGAGTCCAGGAACAGGTAAGACTACTCTTCTTCGTGAGTTTATGAAAGATAAAACTTGGGAGAAAGCTGTGCCAAAAAAGACGCTGCCTGTAATGTATTGTAAGGAATTGAATCTCTTTGTACTAGGTAAGTATGAAGAGGGAGAAACCTTTGCGGGAACAGATCGCCTTTCTATGGCAGTTCAACCCATCGCGCAAGAGTTTGTATCCGAATGTCAATCTAACATCCTATTCGAAGGAGATCGAATCTTCAATCAGTCCTTCCTAGAGTTTGCTATGGCACTTCCGAATACCGATTTGCGGATAGTATTTCTCAAAGCACCCAAGACTGTCCTTGAAGCACGATACAAGGATAGAGGATCTGATCAGTCTAAGCAGTTCTTGAAAGGTCGTGAAACAAAATATAGTAACCTATTATCCAATTTTGATCTGATGCCCTATATTACAGTATTCAATAATACTAATTTAGAGGAGCAGGAAAAGGTGTTACGTTTCTTGGAAGGACATTTCAAGAGATAAAATATTTTATGGTTGAATGATTATGTTTGTGCAAGATCTGTGGAGGCACACAATCGAATTGACAGAAGACACAACACCACAGGGTCGGTGGTATACGACTCCGCAAGGGAATAAGTATGCATCCGTCACCACAATGTTGGGCAAAACCTCAAGCGAGGATAAAAAACAAGGCTTGCGCGAATGGCGTGAGCGGGTGGGGGAAGCGAAAGCGAACGCAATCACCTCACGTGCAGCGGGGGAAGGCACTCGACTTCATCGCGCTCTAGAAAAAATTATTACTAATCAATGGACACCCTTTCAACAATCACAAGTGTTGCCTAATATTAAATCGCTCTTAAATCAAATGGTACCAGTATTACAAAGTCATGTTTCTGCGATTCATGGATCAGAAGTGCCACTGTATAGTGATGCATTGAAAGTTGCTGGGCGTACTGATTGTATCTGTACGTGGGATGGGCAGTATACTATTTTGGATTTCAAACGATCTAATAAACCCAAATATGAGGATGGCATTCTGGACTATTTTCATCAAGCAACAACCTATGCGCTTCTCGCTGAAGAGCGATTTGGAAAGGAGATCCCATCTATCGCTATTCTTATTGGTGTCTCAACGGGTCAACTACCACAGATTTGGCATTTCCCAAAGTATAAATATAGTACACAAGTCCACAGACGAATTCAAGAATTCCATGCTCTGGCTATTGGAGATGACAGTGAGTGAATGTGTGTCTTTATTGATGCAGTTAAAATCAACCAGGAGGGCGGTATGCACGATATTCTTTCATATCTAACAGAGTGGCAGTGGGTAGTCGCTGTTGCGGTTGTCTGCGCTGTTGCTCATTACGGCATGCGTTGGATGGGTTGGTAGTCCTATAACTTTGGGTGGAGGATGTTCTGTCCTCCACCCATTCGTTTCCCCCTACACATATGAAACATACACGAACGAGATCGCGTCGTCCTGTTGGCGCATTACCAAAATCGAGTGCGCCGATTCGTCGTCGTCTTCTAATGGCGGTCGTGGCATTTCTGTTGACTGCTGCATTTGGTATGAACGTCATCGTTCCTACTACGATGGGGCATGCAAGTTATCAGGTAATGGAGTTTTCGGATAGTGAGCATGCGCGACCTTGGGCAGCTGCACCCAGATACACGAAACAGGAAGAAGTTTGTTTAACTCAAGCCATTTACTATGAAGCTGCAAATCAATCGCATATAGGAAAACAAGCCGTTGCACTGGTGATTCTTAATCGTACTGCGATTAAAGAGTACCCGCGAACTGTTTGTGGAGTAGTGCATCAGTCCCTTATGGTAGGGAGTAAACGAATTTGCCAATTTTCCTATCATTGTATGCGGTATTATCCACCTAATCCTGAATTATGGGCAGAATCTAAACGCATAGCGCAAAAAAGTTTGAAAAATGTCTTTGATCGCGATATACTCATTCTATTGGGACGCGCACAATATTTTCATGCCGTCTATGTGAGTCCGAGTTGGGCGCGAGAAAAGTTGCGAGTCGCAAAAATCGGCGATCATATTTTTTATCGTGATCGCGAGTTGTAGTTCATCATCTTTTATTATGGAGGTTCGTTATGTCTACTGTGTCAACAGTTAAAATCCCCGCACTCAGTTCAGAAGAGAAGCAGAAATTATCTACTGCATTGACTGAAACATCTAAGAGTCTGGCTCGCGCAGAAGGTGAGCGGGAATACGTGCGAGAGGCTATCAAGAAAGTCTCTGGTGATCTTAAGTTGCCAAAGAAGCTTGTCTCCAAACTCGTCAAGGTTCATTACAAACAGAACTTTGATGAAGAGGTTGCACAACATGAGGAGTTTGAACGTCTGTATCAAACTGTCGTCAAGAAAGCTAGCTAATGCCCACAAGAGAGGAAAAAGAAACTTTCTTTAAGGCGATTGTGTCAACTTCACAGCTACACAATTTGAACTACATCGAATCTGTGGTGCATTACTGTGAAGAGATTGATATGGAAATGGAGGCTGCGTTGTTGTTGATGGATGACAGATTGAAGGCATTGATTGCACAGGATGCTGAAGATTTACACTTGATTCCTCGATATGGACGTTTGCCTTTATGATGTCTCCGTTTGATGCAGCTAGAATGTTTTTTGCCATACGATTGCATTTCACCCGTGCGTCTTATGATTATTTCAAGTATCATGGGAAAACCACGCTCACACAGGCGAAGTTTGAACTGCGCCCTGATCGGTTTGTTTTTGCTAAATTGGCTCGTCTATATCAGACTCCTGAACAGTATCAAGATTTATTAGTGGCGAATTGTTTATTTGATCCTCATTTGTATAGCCGCATGTTAGTCGCTTCAGAAGCATATGATCGGTATTTGGCATATCGAAAAGTCCATGAATCGCTCATGTATCAAGTGGAACAAGACACGCGCTGGCTCCACGATCAAACACCCAATCTCAATGAATGGATCTATGTGCATCAGGAATATCCATTATTGTTAACAGCAGTGTGGTCACATCGAATCGCGTTAGAGACGCTTATTGTATTAAATCGTGTTTTGAATTTCTTTCCAATGTGGAAAAGTAAGATTCGAGACACTATTCGCGCACCAGAGTTTCTATTTACCTGCGAGAAGTATGATCCATTTGTCGCAGTTGATGTTGGAAAATCAAAACAATTGTTGCGTAAAAACTTGACAGTGACAGTGTAATACTATATACTAATATATGTTATTCGTTATGGTATTATTGTGGACAAATTAATACTAGGTTTTTTATAGGAGGTTTCTATGTCATCTTTTGCATCACTTAAACGTAATGATCTCACCAAACTCACCAAAGCCCTTGAGGACCTGAGTCGCGGTCAGGGAGAATCGTCCTCAGAGGATTTGCGATTCTGGCAACCCACCGTAGATAAAGCAGGAAATGGTTATGCGGTGATTCGGTTTTTACCGTCTCCAGAAAAAGACGGTGAAAATGGATTGCCGTGGATTCGTAAGTTTTCCCATGGATTTCAGGGTCCTGGCGGTTGGTACATTGAAGAGTGCCCCACCACAATCGGTAAAGACTGCCCTGTGTGCCAGTACAATAACGGTCTTTGGAAAACGGGCATTGAATCCAATAAGGACATCGTTCGCAAGCAGAAGCGAAAGGTTGTCTATGTTTCTAACATCTATGTCGTGGCTGATTCCGCAATGCCGGAACACGATAAGAAAGTTAAGTTGTTCAGATTTGGCAAGAAGATTTTTGATAAGATTAACGAAGCGATGAATCCACAGTTTCAGGATGAGAAGCCCGTGAATCCGTTTCATCTGTATGAGGGTGCTAATCTGAAGTTGAAGGTTCGCAATGTAGAAGGCTATCGAAACTATGATAAGAGTGAATTTGATGGCATCGCTCCGTTGCTCTCCGATGATGCTCAATTGGAGAAGATTTGGCGCGAGGAGTATTCCTTGACTGAGTTCACTTCGGTGAGTCAGTATAAATCCTATGATGTTCTCAAGGCAAAACTCGATAAGGTGCTGGGTGAAGTGGCTCCTCCTAAAGCGGCTGATCTCTCGAAAGCAGTGAGTGCTAAAGCTGCGAAGATGACGGCAACCGCGACGATTGAAGATGATCTGCGATCCGTCAAGGCAGCTGCCCCAGCGACCGTCAGTGATGATGATCTAGATTATTTTCAGAAGTTGGCGGACAGCGAATAATGTCTAACTGAGTGATTTATGAAGTATCGTCATCGACCCATCGTGATTGAAGCCATACAGTGGTTCAAGAATGGTGATCATCCTCTGGATCATTGTGAAACAACAATTATTAATGACACTCCAAGGATGAGTGACGGCAAGGTGGTACGTCGGTATCGCATCAGCCCCGCTGGTGTGTATGCCGACCACCTTGGTGACTGCATGGAGTGTAAGCGCCCATATCTTGATCATGGAAAAGTAGATACTGAACATGGAGTGGTTAAGGTGTGCCCAGGAGATTGGATCGTGAAGACGTTCAGTGGATTTTATATGCCGGTCAAACCAGAACTGTTTGACCGGCTTTATGAACCTTACGCAG